GCCCCCCCCCGGCCCGCGGCGGCCCCCCCGCCCCCGGGGTCGCGCCCCGCGGCGGCGCCCCCCCCCCCCGGCCCCCCGGGGCCCGGGGGGGGGGCCGCACCCCCACCCCGCGTCAACCCCGTGAAGGAGCCGCATCATGCCTGAAACCAGTGTGGGGGACGTGCGGCTCCTCATCGCCGACGTCGACCCGGACCGCCAGATCCTCACCGACGACCAGCTCGCCGCGTTCCTGCGCATGGCCGGCGGCGAGGAGACCTGGCACGTGCGCCGGGCCGCTGCCGACGCCCTCGAGGCGATCGCCGTGTCCGAGGTGCTCGTCGGGAAGGTCATCCGCACCCAGGACCTGTCCACGGACGCCGCGAAGGTCGCGGCCGAGCTCCGCGCCCTGGCCGCCGCCTACCGCAAGCGTGCCGCCGACGACGAGGAGGCCGCAGAGGACGCGGACGGGGAGGGACTGTTCACGGTCCTCGAGTTCCACCCGAGGCGGCGATAGGCCATGCCGTTCCCCTCCACGACCACGATCCACCCGGACTGGTCCCCGCACCACCAGCCGGCCGCCGCCGGGGCGCTCAACGGCCACCTCACGATCCGGGACCCGGGTATCGGTGGCTGGACCCCCACCGGGGGCGCCCAGCCGTCCACGCCGGGGGCTCTCCTCCACGAGGGACCGTTCCGGGCGCAGCCACTGGACGGCCGAGGCGGGGCCGCGGACGCGGCACGGCAGGACGTCACCCAGCGGGCCTACCAGATCAGCCTGGAGGCCGACGCCCCGGAAGTGCCGGTCGACGCGGCCATCACCATCACCGCCTGCCCCGACGACACCACGCTCGTGGGGAAGGTCCTGACCGTCACCGGCCTGGACTACTCCTCCCGCCGGTTCGAGCGGGTCGTGTACGCGGACCTGAACCTGCAGAGCCAGCCCGGTGGTGCCCCATGAACTGGGACGCCAGCGATCTGCACAACCTGGGCGGGAAGCTCTCCGCAGCTGACATCACCTCGGCCGCGGAGACGGTCATCGCGAAGGGCGCCGCGGACGTCGAGGCGGCAGGCAAGCGCCACTCCCCGGTCGACACCGGCTTCCTGCGCTCCTCGATCGGCCGGAACGTGCAGGGCCTGACCGCCGAGATCGGGCCGACCGCGAACTACGGCGTGTTCGTGGAGATGGGCACCAGCAGGATGAGGGCGCAGCCGTTCATGGCACCCGCCCTCGCTGACGTCCTGCCGTCCGTCGAGAAGGCGTTCCAGCAGGTTGCCCAGGGGCCGTTCACGTGACCGGCGTCGGCACCCTCCACGCGGGCGTCCTCACCGCGCTCCGCCGGATCACCACCATCACCGTCTACGACAACGAGGTCCCCGACCACCCGCCGGCCACGGCGGACGGCCGCGTGTACCCCTACGTCGTGCTCTGGGCCGACCCCGGTATCCGCCCGGCCGCGTCCAGGGAACTGGAGTCGGCCACCAGCGGGGACCTCACCTGGCAGGCCGTGCTCACGGTCGCCTCCGGGGACGTGATGTGGACGCTCGACACCGTCTCCCTCGTCCGGTCTGCGCTCGACGGCACGGTACTCACTCCGTGGGCGGCGCCCCTGGAGGAGGACCCCACCATCACCAATCTCCCGGTCCTCAAGGACCGGGGCGTCAACCCCGCCCGCCACTACGTCCAACTCACCTACCTCACCACCACCGGATAAAGGAGGCCGCCATGGCCAAGCGTGTGCCCGCATGGGATGCCCGCACCGGGGAGAAGCTTCCCCACAACGTGCCGCAGGAGTGGTTCGACCACGACCTGTTCCCGAACCTGACCGACAAGGAGCCGAAGGGTGCGGGCAAGCCCGCGGCCCCGGCCGCCACGACCGCTCGCGCCGCGGGCAGCAAGGAGGCCTGACATGGCCAAGTCCCTTTTCGAGGGCCGCATCCGGCTGGAGGCCCTCGCGGTCGCCCCGGCAGACCCGGACGCCCTCACGGTCGCCGAGCTGTCCGCAGGCCAGCGGATCTCCAAGTCGATCCTCCGCTCCGGCTACCGGCTGTCCCCCACCGGCTCCGACACGCTCAACGAGCCGGGCCTGGAGGACTCCGGGAACTCCACCACCTACGGGGCGTCGAACTACGAGGCCACGTTCTCGGTGTTCCGGTACCTCGACGAGTCCGGCCTCAGCGATGAGGAGCAGGACATCGGCTACAACCTGTTCACCGGCAAGGGCCTCCACCTGTACCTGGTGGAGCGCATCGGCCCGCCCGCCTCCAAGCCGTGGGAGGCCGGCGACCCGTACAGCATGTACCCGATCATCACGGACGACCCGCAGCAGCCCACCGAGCTGTCCGGCTACATCAAGTTCGTGCAGCCGATGGGTGTCACCGGCGGCGTCGTCCCCCGCGGCACCGTCGTCGCCGGCGAGTAGCCGCCCCTGTTCTCCCGGCCTGCCCGCATGTCACGGGGCGGGCAGGCCGGGACCCCCACCACCCCGTGACACCAGCAGGCCCCCAAGCCACACCAGGACTGGGGGCCTCACCCATGCCCGCACCCGTGACATCGAGGAGAACCCCGTGACCACCTACTTCAGTGACAGCCCCGACCAGCCGGTGGAGGACGAGCCCCGCGAGGAGACGCCCACCAGCCAGGCCGCACCCGCCCCCGACGTGTCCGAGCCCGACCTCCCGCCGCCGGCCGACTTCGACCTCGACTCGTGGGTCCAGGGCGTCCGCTCCACCATCCGCTCCGTGAACGTCTACCAGCGCGCCGACCTGCTCGGAGAGATCGACAGCCTCGAGCAGCAGCTCCAGGTCGCGAGGGCGACCGAAGCCAGCGGGGCCGACGAGTCCGGCATGGAGGACAACCTGTCGTCCGAGGAGCTCGAGGCCCGCCTGTTCGACCTGCAGCAGACGTTCGTGGACTCCGGCGTCACGTTCCGCATCGAGGGCCGGTCCGAGACCTGGCTGAACCGCGTCAAGAAGGAGTGGGAGAACCACTCCGACACCCACGGGAAGAGCAAGGACGAGAAGTCCGTGTACGTGCAATTGCACCAGCTCGCTGGCGCCATCATCCAGCCCGCCGGCGTCACCTACGAGCACCTGGCTGCCCTCCGGGAGTCCAGTGAGCCGCAGATCCGCCGACTCCTCGTCACCTTCGCGATGGCCAACAACCAGGCACCGTCCGTGACGGTCCCTACCTCGCCGGCGTCCTCCGCAACCCGGCGAGGGCGTCGGCGCTAACCGCGCTGAAGACCGCCCACCAGTGGGGGCGGCCACCACACCAGTACTGGGGCGTGCCCGGCGAGACGTGGGGTGTTGAGGACCTGCTGCTGACGCAGGCCTACACGGTCGTGGAGTCCATGCGCTGCCCCTGTGGGTGCGGCGGGTGGGCCGACGAATGCCTGGACAAGGACCTGCAGGACGCGTGGGAGGCCCGGATGGGCACCCACTACCGCAAGGCGGTCCTGGACGCCTACCGGGAAGCCAACAAGGACGCCCTGAAAGAGCCGGGCGCGTTCGCCTACCTCGTCGACCTGCGCGACCCCGAACCGCCATTTTCCCCCGAGCCTGAGGAGGCATGAACCGTGGACCGTTCTGTCGCTATCCGGCTCACTGCGGAGATCAACCAGTACAAGTCCGCGATGGGCGAGGCGGGGTCGGCTTCCGAGCAGGCCGCGTCGCGGATCGAGCAGTCTGGGAAGCGGGCGGAGCGGGCCGAGACCGGGAAGGGGAAGGCGGCCACCGACGCGGCGACCACCACGTCGGCGGCCGCCCGCACCTCCTCGGATGCCTCGACGTCGTCGGCTGCCGCTCAGGAGGCCGCTGGGCAGACCGCTTCCGCCGCCTCGGAGGGTGCGGCCAAGAGCGCGGAGGCAGCCGGGGAGGCGGCGGAATCCGCTGGAGAGCGGTCCGCTGCAGCGGCTGACAGCACGGCGCAGGCAGCAGAGTCGTCGGCGTCCGCCCAGGAGTCTGCGAGTTCAACGGCACAGGCTGCTGCAGACGCCCAGGCGAGCACCGCTGAGAGCAGCGCTAAGCGAACCGAGACCGCCTTCTCGAGGGTCGCTCAGTCGGTTCGAGACAACGAGAAGGCGTGGACGACCGCCGGCACCGCCCTCGCCGGATTCGGGGCCGTGGTCACCGGTATCGGTGTAGCGGCCCTCGCAACCGGCATCTCATACAACCAGCTTCAGCAGACGTCACGTGCGGCGCTCACGACCCTGACGGGGTCGGCTGAGCAGGCGAACGCCCAGATGGACCGGCTCAACGAATTCGCGTCCACGAGCCCGTTTGCCAAGGACGTTTTCATCAAGGCGCAGCAGCAGATGCTCGGCTTCGGCATCGAGGCGCAGAAGGTCATCCCCTACCTCGACTCCATCCAGAACGCGGTGGCCGCAACTGGTGGTTCGAACCAGGACATTGCCGAACTGTCGAACATCTTCTCGAAGATCAGTGCCTCCTCGAAGATCACAGCCGAAGACCTGAACCAGTTCGCTGTCCGAGGCGTCGACGCGGCGACCATCATCGGCTCCCAGATGGGCATGACCGGCGCGCAGATCCGGGAGCAGATCACGGCCGGGACTCTCGACGCCGGCCAGGCCCTGGACGCTCTCGCCGCGGGGATGCAGGACCGCTTTGGCGGCGCCGCCGATAACGTGAAGAACACGCTCTCGGGCGCGTTCGACCGGGTGAAGGCCGCGTGGCGAGACCTGTCGTCCGAGCTCGCGGCGCCGCTAGTCGGCCCCGAGGGTGGCGGGCTCCTGGTCGGCCTCCTCAACAGGACGGCCGACCTCATGCGCGCCTTCCAGGCCCTCCCCACCCCGATCAAGACGACCATCGCCTCCCTGGGCGGGTTCGTCGGAGTCACTGCGACGGTGGCCGGAGGATTCCTCCTCCTCGCTCCCCGGATCGTTTCCACGGTCGACGCCTTCCGCCGACTCAAGTCCACATCCCCCGGCATCACTTCCGGCCTGGGGCGGATCGCGTCCGCAGCCGGCAAGGCCGGGGCGATGATCGCCACGATGCAGATCATCGGCTCGTTCCTCCCCGAGCGCTCCTCCATCCAGATCAACGAGGCCGCCGACGCCCTGCGAAACCTGTCCGCCGCAACGGCTGGGAATCACTCCGCAGACCTCACCGGCCTCCGGGAGGCGTTCCAGGGACTCACCGACCCCACCCTGGGCCAGCAGATCGGTAACACGGCCTCGCAGATCGAGCGGCTGTTCGGCGGCATGTCGAACAACCAGTGGAACGAGCAGGTCTTCGCGGACCTGTCCGCCGGCCTGGCGAGCATCTTCGAGTCGAACCCGGCGGAGGCCGCCCAGATATTCAACGAGATGCTCGAGATGACGGGTGGGACAGCTGAGGAGCTGATCGCCCTGATGCCCGCATATGCGGAGGCGCTTCGCGCGGCTGGTGAGCAGGCCGGAGTCACGGGAGAAGACTTCGATGTCGTCGCCTGGGCGACCTCGGACATGTCGGAGGAGATGGCCGACGCTGCGGACGAGGCCGCTGCGCTGGCTGCCGAGCAGGAGTACCTGGCGGGTGAGCAGGAGCGCCTGGCGGACGTGACTCGGAAGACCACGGACGAGATGGCGGAGCAGGTCGGCCAGCTCGAGACCCTGCTGGACGTCATGCGGAACGCCGGGGGCGCCTTCATGGATGTCCAGGATGCCCAGGCGCAGTACGCCGAGACCATCATGGGCCTGGGCGACGTGATGGACGAGTTCGCGACGGCCACCGGCAACGCGCTGAACGAGGCCGGGGACAACTGGGACTTCTACTCGGAGAAGGGTGCGCTGGCGAACAAGACCGTCAACGAGATCGCCCAGAACGGGTGGGACCTGGTGGACTCCCTCGCAGCCACCGGGGCGTCGGCGGATGAGATGGCCGCTGCCATGCAGCAGTCCCGTGAGGACGTCATCAACCAGGCGATAGCGTTCGGGATGGGCGATGAAGCGGCTGCGAACCTCGCAGACCGAATGGGCCTCATCCCGGAGAACGTCTACTCCCACATCGACGTCGTGACCGGTCCCGGCCTGGCACGCCTGGCGGCTCTCGAGGAGGAGATGGAGCAGCTCCCGGACGGGGAGGTCACCGTCAACGGTGACACGCTCCCGGCCGAGGACGCCCTGGCTGAGATTGTCGAGACGATCAACACCACGGACGCGGACCACATTGTCATCAACGGCAACATCGTGCCGATCGAGGAGGCCCTGGACGAGATCGAGGGCCTGATTGACGAGGGCGTGTCCGACCTGGACGTCGGGATCAACCGGGACGGGGCGATCCTCGAGACGACGAACCTGGTCTCGGATATCGAGGGGATGGCTCCGGAGATCCCCCTCCTGGCCAACGACCAGCCCGCTCGAGACACGCTGACGCTGCTCGGCCAGGACTACGAGAACCTCGGTCCGACCACGAACCTGTACGCCAACGACCAGCCGGCACGGGACGAGCTGAACTGGTTCGAAGACGCTGTGAGCGGGTCCCGGCCCTCGGCGACGATCGACGCCGACAACCGCCCGGCACTGAGCGAAACCCAGTGGTGGAAGGTCGAGACAGACAAGACGATCGGCACCGCCGGGATCAACGCCCGGGACCGCGGGGCGGAAGACAGGCGCCGGGCGATCCTCCGAAACATTGACATGTCGACCGGGACCGCCGGCATTAACGCTCAGGACCGCGGAGCGAACAGCTCCGCGAACCGAATTCTGTCCGGTATCGCCTCGAAGACCGCGAACGTCGGTGTCGGCGCACAGGCCCGGTGGGCTCAGATCAACTCGATCATCGCCCAGATCCAGAACAGGGCTGGGTCGGCGGGCGCTGCCGTGTCGATCGGTGCGATCAACGCCCGCGCTGGGGGCGGCCCCGTCTGGGGGCCAGGCACCAGCACGTCGGACTCGATCCCCACCCTGCTGTCGGACGGCGAGTACGTCCACCGGACGGCCGCCGCCCAGCACTACGGGTACTCGACCATGGACGCCATCAACCAGATGCGCATCCCCAAGGACCAGATGCTCGCCCTCGCGTCAGGCCAGCACGTGGCCCGCCGTGCGGAGGGCGGACCGGTCGGCTGGGCCGGCGCCCCCGCCTACCAGGCGCCCATGTCCTCGTCGACGACGTCGACGGTCAAC